TTTAGATTCATATTTACCTACAAACCATGGCGATCTTTCAATTCTAGTCTTAAAACCCTTAAAGAAAACATTGTTTGCTTGTTGTGCGTTAATAGCAATATTTAAAATATCAATTGAATCCCCAGGGGGTTTGCCATAATATGTAGCTGGATCTTTTAAGCATAATAGTAAATATACTATATAAGAAACTGCAATTGTAGAACAATAATCTTTTCCAGAACCTTTGCCCAGTTGTGCAATTACTTCAGTTGCCGTTTGTTTAAATAAACGCTTGCCCTCTTCTTCTCCAAACAATTTTGTTAGAGTAGATTCTTTATATATTTGAGAACTTTTTTCAATTAAAGTGTATTGTAGTTCTGATAATGGTGGCAGTCCTAAATATTTTGGATCTGTTACAAAAGTACGAAGATCTACTGGACGTTCATCAAATTCTTCTCCGTCAAGTATATCTATTAAATCATTAAAATCAAACAACGACATTGGCATCCTGTACTACGACGGATTCAACTATACCTGTTATCTGCGATAACCTCTTTGCAACATCCATTTTGCATTTAGGACATGATGCAGTTACCTCTTTTAATATACCAACTAAAATTTCTTGTTTGTGTTCTGTTTCTGCAATTGAAGCTGCTAATTCATTATTTTCTAGAACACCAACAGACTGGAGCATGCCTATTCTTTTTGTTTCTATATCAGAAATAAGCTTTAATGCATTTGCTTTAACATTTAATTGTCCTTGGGTGTCAGCGTCTTCTACGGTTTTCCAGGCTTCTTTAATTAGCATTGCATAATGTTGATCGGCGCCAGAAATTGCTTCACGTGCTCTTTCACGCATATTAATATCATTATGTACAACAGACTTCCATTCGTCTACATATTCAAGAACTTCTTTTCTAGAAAATCCTGTAATTGTAGCAATTTGGGTTGTTGAATTACCTTTTAATAATTCTTCGACCACCCTATTCATCCTGTCAAAATGAACTGCTGGCTCTATTTCATTAGTCATATAACTTATTATACTTCTAGTCGACTGAAATTGCAACCTGACTTTTAGCTATTTTATATAGTATTAAGTAACCTATTAGGTCATCAATATCATTATCTCCAGCGTAGCCTTGATTATTTTTTACTCTATTTAATTTATCATCAATTCTAACTTTTAATTGCTCTACAGAATCCGCCGTTGAAAATATTCTAGCTGGCTCTAATGCTGAATTGCCATAAGAAATATTTTTTTCTATTAGCATATGAGCAATTTCATGACATGCTGACCATATTTTGTGACCAGCTGGAGCCCCTACTGATTTTAAATATAAATCTTCACAACTAAATTGCTTTGCATCTTCCCAAACTGGTTTTAGTTTCATCTCTTCCTCAACAATCCAAATTCTTGTAAATATCTCTGTATGGTCATAGCAGAGACACCGCACTCTTTGCCAATTTCTGTAACTGTCTTTTTTTGTACTATATATCTCCTATATAGCCATTCTTTGCTTTGATATAATTTCATAAGGATCTAATATTATAAAATTCTCTATATTCCATATAAGGCACAACATTTGGATCAACCCACCAATCCTCATGAAGATCTCTAACTACCATCTTATATCCCAAAGAATGTAAGATTTCTCTTTGTGCATCACGCATTGCTAAATTTTTATATTCAATATTAGCATCATGCTCAAATGTTATTACAGAAAATCTATATTTATTAAGTGGTAAAGCAATTAGTCCATGAAGTGACAGGTACGGATTTCCCACAGAATTTCCTTTTTCATCATATCCGCCATCGATGTCTACTTGTAAATAATCAATTTGTTCTGGAAAATTATTTTCTTCAAAATATTTAATATAATCAAATTTAGTTGCATCTCCCAAGACGCAAGGGTTCTTTCTATTAGCTTCCACTTCAGCATGCCATTTTGGATTAATCTCAAACGACACACCTTTCCAGTCATAATCTGTTTCTAAATAATAGGTGTTGCTTCCTTCTGTCGAATGATAGGCGCCAAGCTCTACGTAGTAACCCTCTGTTTTATTTTTTAAAACATTTAACACAAAACCTTCTTGGTTGCTTCTTCCACGATAGTTCATCTTTTTGTTAATACCTCATTTGAATAATGTGCAATGCCGAATGCGTCTGCAACATCAAAATCTGATAATTGTAAATTATATTTATTGTTAAAATAATCTACAGTTCTTTGTTTTCTAATCTGTCTCATTTTATTTTTATACCATGAATCTGCATATCCAGGATTAGAAGCCCTTAAAGCCTCCTTCTCCGCTTTTGTTGGGTTTTTATTTCCAATATGCGCCTGCCAAGCTGTTGGAGAAATAGTAATAACACTAGCACCACTAGACATAAGCTCAGCAATAACGACACCGTATACATATGATAATTTTATCACAGCATCTGGTGATCTGACAAGGACTGCGCCTTCAACAACTATATAATCTGACTTTAATTCATTTAGCATAGCATGCATTTTAATTTTAGCATCGTATATTTTTTCATAAATATCAGAACCAACAAACTCAACCTTGCCCCATTTTAATGGTTTATTATTTTCCATTAAGCAGAAAGCAACGGAGTTTGTTGAAGCGTCTATTCCCAATACTCTGTTTGCTTGTGTTTTAACTAAACTAGCTAATGTCATATATATTTCTTAACAGTTTGTCTCTGTCAGCCTCATTAATCTTTTTTTGACATGGCGAACATACCTTATCATTATGATATACGCTTAACTTAGCTTTACACTTTTCACATAATCGAACAATGGATCCATTTCTGATTGCTTTTCTTTCATAGTATTTTTCCATTATCCTTTTATTTGTAGCAATTCTACAACATTCATCTTTACAGTATTTTTGATTATGAGTTTTAGGTTCAAATTCAATTCCGCATTCTTTATTGGCACATATCATAATTTAGGAACCTCAAATAATTCTATTTGAACTGTGCCAGTTGGAGTTTCTTTACTGTAACATTCTTTTTTAATAGGGCAGTAGGTACAAGGCATTTTAGATTTGGTTGCCCCAATTGGTTTCATTGGAAGATCCCCGTCTTTAAAATTATCCCAGACTTCTTGAAGCCACAAAAAGGTGTCATCAATAATCTTTTTATTTCTTTCATTCATTTGAACTGGTATTACAAGCACCTCTTGTGTATTTTTGTTTTCATAAAGAAAGAATCCTTCTTTTGCATTTTTTAATTTCATATAGGTTAAAATTTGCAACAGGTGATTTGCAGAAGATTTCATTTCTGCCTGTCTGGTATCCCAAACTTCTTGTTTTGCCGTTTTAATTTCGCCGATTACAGTCTCACCATCGTACTCCATAATTAGATCTATAAAGCCTCTAATTGGTGGATACTCATTAATAATTTCTTCTTCTTCTGCTTTAAATTCTGGCATTGTTGCAATAAGCTTTTGTAGTCTCTCGTGAGCCTGAGTGCCCTGAGCCATATTAGCAACAGCTACTGAATCATTATCATCTATAAAGACAACTCCGCTAAAAGCCATGTACCAATACCTTGGGCAATTTCCATGCCCATAACCTATTGTGCTTGGACTAAAAGATTTTTTAGTCATTTCGCCATCTTTACGTTTTGTATCAAGGTAGGCTTTGTCTAGCATATCTGCAAATTGTTCTGGTTTAAATTTGCCAACATACTTTTTATACTTTAAATTATTAACAATATTGCGACCCACTTTTAGTTATACCTCACTACATATTTAAGTGCATCTACAAGTTTGTCTATTGACTCCTTTGCAGAATAATAAACATTTTTCTTATTGTTATTTACCGTGCCAGCCTTATCTTTTGCAATTGTTGAATAAACTGCAGCAAGCATAGAAAATTTGGTTGACATGGCCTGCAATTCAATAATCAAACTTGGTGCTTTAGCAGACGGAACATCTGGATTCATTAACAATTTAACAACAATTGCTAATGTTCTATCCAAATGCTCGTCCTGCATAAACTCATGTAGATCATTAAACTCAGTAATATTGCTTATTAACTGTAAAGTATTTTTATCTTCCGTCATTTTTAATTTTCTTATCTAACTTATCTATAAAAAGCCCCATGCCATAGCCTACAACAAAACCCAATCCAACTCCTAATAAGAACATAAACATTACATTATCCTTTGTACTAAAGCTGCTCCGAGCCAAATACCAACAATTCCCATTACTGCAGCAAAAACTGGTGGTGCTGGTACTGGAAGCTTAAATGCAGCAAATGCTGCACCTGCCCCAGCTCCAGTTAATGTACTTAAAATAATATCTTTCATTAGAAAGGAACCTCCACGTCATCCATATGCCATTCTTTAATTGAAGCAGTTTGTTTTGGAGACTCTTTTGAAAGAGACCATGTTGTTACAGCAATCGAATCTGCATTGATGTCATAAGAGTTTCTTGTATTGCCATCTTTGTCTGTCCAATTTTCTTCATAAATTTTTCCAACAACAATAACCTCTTGACCCTTTTTCAAAACTGATAA